CTTGCCGGAACCCTTCGCGGTTTCGACGTAAGCCACACGGAAGCGCCGGTAGCCGTCAACGCCCTTCCAGCCGAACAGGGAACCTACTACGAATTTCTGCCACGGCAGCAGCTCGAAGGGCTTGCCCTCGAAGTCGCCGCCGTTCAGTTTCAGCACGTCGGCAAAAAATCCCTGTGCCCTTTCAGATTCGGCCACATTCCACACCAGCCCGCGCTTGTGCCCGTCCTCAATGTCCCGCAGGTGCCGGGCGCACTGTCCGCGCACATGCGGGCCTGCAATACGCTTGCCCGATACGACTTCCTGCGCGTACTGCGTGGCCGCGTCAGAAATAGCGGGCGGCGCGGTCTTCTTGCTTCTGGTCATCAGGTGTCGCGGTGACGCGGGAACGCGCCGAAGGGGTCATACCGAACTCGGCGGCATAGCGCACCATGTCGGCCTTGGCCTTGTTTGCGATCCCGACGAGCGGGTTTTGTATGGCATTGCCGCTGACGGTTTTAATCATCAGCGCGGCGTTCAATTCATCTTTGGCGGCCATGCGGTTGATGGCCCGCTCGGCCTGCGCCCAGCGCCCGTAGGCGGCGCAATACGCGGCAAGCGCGCCCCGGTCTAGCTCTGTCATCAGGCCGGCCGCATAAAGCGCACTGCACACCCGGCCCCATTCCACCTTTGCGTCGTCGCACAGGAAGGGGGGCGGCGTCGGCTCGGACAGGGCAACAACGGCCTCGGCCTTGTTGGTGGCGCGTTTTCCGGGGTTGCCCTTCACCAGCCTCAATGCCGTGGGCGTTGGCTTGCGTCCGACCGTCATACGCCATCAGCTACCGCCAGCGTGCTGTCGGCCTCCACCTCTGCGAACGTCGCACCTGTGGCCGCGTGTGTGGCCTGCTTGCCGGTGAACTCCTGCCAGCGGCGAACGATCACGTCAACGAACTTTGCATCCAACTCCATCAGTCGCGCCTGGCGGCCCAGCATCTGGCAAGAGATCAACGTCGATCCACTTCCGCCGAATAGGTCTAAAACAATGTCACCCTCGCGGGTCGAGTTGCGGAGCATTTTCGAGATCAACTCAACCGGCTTCATGGTCGGGTGCTCAGATGACCTCTTTGGTTTTTCGCACCGAATAATGGTCGACTCGACCTGGGTCGCTTGCAGGTTGTCGCCAGAGATGACTATTGACTGATCGCCGATCCTGGCTGTGACCGTCCCGTCCTCATTCTGCGTAAAAACAGAACCGCCCAACTGCATCAAGGTTGTTTGTTTGCGACCACCATACCAGCGGTGAGCCGCGCCAGGCTTCCACCCGTAGAGAACTGGCTCATGCTGCCATTGGTAATCCGAGCGGCCCAGCACAATGGAATTCTTCGCCCAGACCAGGCAACCCGAAATCTTGAACTCAGCGTCCTTGAAGGCGCCCCGGAAATTCAAGCCTTCAGTATCGGCATGCGCCACATAGATCGGCGCCCCCGGTTTCATTACCGCATGCGCGCAGACAAAGGCGTCATACAAAAACTCCCGAAACTTGCCGTCACCCATGCTGTCGTTTTTAATCTTACCAGCCAGCTTTGACTCGTAGTTGACGTTGTACGGAGGATCAGTCCAGCAGGCGTCGGACATCAACCCACCCATCAGCGACTCCACATCAGCCAAGACAGTGGAGTCCCCGCACATCACCTTGTGGGCGCCCAGCACCCAGACATCCCCCTGCTTTGAAATCGGTTCGGACAGGTCGGGGACATCGTCTGGATCGGTCAACCCCTCTTGCACCTCATCCTTGGCGAACAAAGCATCCATGTCTTCATCACTAAAACCGGTCAATGCCAGATCAAAGCCAAGGTCGCCTAGCTCCGACATCTCCAGGCGGAGCATTTCCTCGTCCCAGCCTGCGTTCAGCGCCAGCTTGTTGTCGGCAATGATGTACGCCCGGCGCTGCGTATCTGACAGCCCCGCTAGTTCAATGCATGGCACTTCTTCCATGCCCAGCTTGCGCGCCGCCAGGACGCGGCCATGCCCCGCGATGATCCCGTTTTCGCCGTCCACCAGCACCGGGTTTGTCCAGCCGAACTCTCGGACACTGGCGGCGATCTGCGCCACCTGCGCATCGCTGTGCGTGCGGCTGTTTCTGGCATAGGGGATCAAATCGTCCACCTTGCGGCTGACGATGACGGGGTGCGTTTTCATGTGTTCCTCGGGGCTTTGACCCCCTGTTTCAATTTTGCGGGTGTGTGAATCGAGGGTACCGGTCGGTTTCCAGCGCCAAGGCCCCAGAGATTGAATCCCCCCCTGCCCTTCACCACAGGACGCGCCCGTCAGCGTCGAACTTCGCCCGCTCCTTGTAGCCCATGTCCTGAGCCGTCTTCACTTGGTGGCACGGCGGGCAAAGCACCTGCATGTTGTCGTCGTCGTTCGTGCTGCCGTCCTTGTGCAGCGCGGTAATGTGATCCAGCTCGAAGCCGTGCGGGTATGCCACAAGCTTGCCGCAGCGTGCGCAGTGCGGGTTGGCCGACCATATGCGAAGGCGTGCGGCCTGAAGCTTGCGGCCCCTTAGCCTTCCTTCTGAGTTGTCGTAGGCCATGCTCACCTCAATAGTCGCAAGCGCCCGCCCGCGTGCCCAGGAGGTAGGTTCGCGCTGTTCTACGTCGCTTGCTGCCGCCGTTGCTTTGCCCGTGACGGCAGGCTGAAACGTGGCCCAGGTGCGCCTATGCCGTGGGCTGTCGCCCGGTGCTGGCTGCTGGCGTAGTGCTGGACTGATGGATTGCCGGGTGCGCGCCGCAGGGAGGAGGTGACAGCAGAGGGTATCGGCGGCACCCGGCGGATTGGAGCTACCGCAGGGAATCGAACCCTGGTTACACGGCTTGGAAGGCCGGCAGCGAGCCATACGCACGGCAGCAATGAGAAAAGCCGGCTTTGTGGGCCGGCTTCGGTTTGTGTGGTGGCGACTGCGCCACCGCAAGGTATTGGACTCTTATAGCGTATGCGCTTCAGTCGGTAGCGATTATCACATAGTTCTAATGCTGGTCAAGCTGTTTTCAAGCATTGTTCTGCTGTCTGCGCACATCTTCAGTAGTCCATCCGTAGTGCAACCCAGGTGCTGGCACATGCGCCGTACCGGCGGCGACTGGAACACGTACCACCAGCGTGTAGCGGTTCTGAGCTTGTCGGGCAAGGCGGCGACAGCTTTCTCTAGTCGCATGGCGTCGAGCGTGTCTATCGTGTCCCGAATCTCGGGCGCGTGCCACTGCCAGCTATTCGACTTCACACCCAGCGCCCGGAACATGGGGCACTGCGCATAGTTCGGCCTTACCCTGGCCCATGCCGCCCAGTTCAGAAGCCGGGCATGAATGGCTTGGTGCCTCTGTTCAACGTGAAAGATATCGATTGCATCGCGCCTCATGTCATCACTTCCCCGGTTTCAGCGTCAACTCGCCATTGCTGGGCGCCACGAATCGGCACCTCGTGCGCAGCACAAAATGCCAGCGTGTACTCAATCAAGCTGCTGGCACGAGCGATGCTCATGTGCGCCGTGCTCTCGCGCAGGTTGACAAACTCACCCTCAAGCCCAGGCACCATGTCGCTGCCTTGCTTCGTGGCCACGGCATGGCCGCTGACAAGCAACACCTTCCACTCGGTGGCCGTGCGATTCTTCCCGGCCCATGGGATGCCAGCGGCGGCAACTGGCTTGACGGACAGCACCAGGCGATGCCCAGCGGTCAGCCATGCCTTGATCGTTTGCCATGCGTCCTTGAATGCTTTGTAGCCTTGCTGGGCGTTGAATAGGCGGATGGTCAGGCGCTCAGACATTAGCCGCCTCCTGCCTCAGCTTGCGCAACCTTCGCCGGTATTCGTCACGCAGCGCCTTCAGTTCGTCGGCGGTGTATTTGCGCGGCTCTTGGTCAGCTTCCAGCGACTCCACACGCTCCAGGCCGATGCCCAGCGGTTGCACTGCTTTCTCTGAGCGTGACAATTGTCTTCATGGAATCTCAAGTGCGGCGCGCTCCCGACGCTGCGGTAATGTCCGCAGTCGTAGTGCCCGCCCACGTCACCAGCCGACAGCGGCAGGCCGCAGCAGATACACGGCTGGTCTCTGTCCCTTGCCCGTATGTAGGCGTTGAACGCCGCCTGCGCCTCTTTCTCCCAGTCGCGTCTGGTCTTCAAACGCTCTTTGCGCGCCCGATCCTTGCGCACGGTATCCAGCCGGTCGCACTCGGCAACCTTCACCTTCTTTTCGTGTGCCAGTTGCATGGCGCAGTCGATTCCGCACGCCGTTTGCGTTGACCGCGCCGGGGTGAATGGGGTTTTGCAGGCTTTGCACTT